CGCGACCACGCCCCCGATCCCGACCGCGACCGCGACCACGCCCCCGGCCACTCATAGCCTATTCTTGCGACTGCACTATTCATTTTTGCACCAGGATCAATGCGGATTGCCACTCAGAGGCATCTATTACCGCGCCCCTGCCAATAATAACCGCACCCTCTGGATACGGTTCTACTTCGTTTGCGGTCCCATCCTTGAGTGCGTTTGAAAATCGACCAGTATCCGCTATCCAAGAGCAGTGTTCGAGTAGTAACTCTTGAGGCCCGACCCACAATAGCGTCCCCGTAAAATAGTGGGTCACTGTCCGTATGAAATAGTTTTTACCGATCTCATACGGAAATGCCGGATTTCCGTTTTGCGACGGCAGTTGTCGTGCCACAGAATCCTTCCTGACATAGTCGATCTCGTTTACCCTTATCGTTTTGGGTTCCATTCTTCTTTCCTTTCCCTAAAGTTAGTTGTCTTTTGTAGTTAAGTGGGCTTACCCAACTTGTAACACAGGCTCTTTGCTCCTGTCGCATGAGTGACCACTTTTCAAGTGGGCAAGCCCATACAAATACTTTTGCAAGTTGTGATACTTACGTCATCCCTACTTACTCGCCCCGGATGCTCTGACCATCTGTACGATCCCTTCCTTTTCGGGCCTATCAGGTGTCCCGGCGGGACGTTATGAGCCTTGCTCGCCCGGCTATGAAAAGAGGTCTTGGGGATGAAAGAACGATTTGCTTCAATTTCGATCACACTTTAACACCTATTCGGTATAATTGCAAGAGAAATATTTCCGTTTCGGTATATTATTTTGTTGCATTTTTTCTTGTTTTTGTGTTACCATGCAAACCATGCAAGTGAACATACACATATTTGATTGTCTAATGGATGTTGCCAAAGCCCACAAAATTACACAAAGCGAGTGGGCGAAGCGGGCGGGAATGGGACAGCCCAGGATCGCAGAATTGGTCAAGCTATCCAAACTGCGCTCTGTCGGGAAAGAAGAGTCCATCGGTAGATTGTGTAGCCTAGACAAGATTAGAGCACTCGCTGACGCTCTATCAACAATGATCGGGAGGGATGGGGTGACAAAAGCTCTTTTAAAACAAATTGAAAAAGAAGACAATATTATTAACCAGCTCGTTATTATGTCAATCGCTTTGGAGAACGAGCCAATCGAAAAACAGTTGCAAGCCAGAGAATATCTGAAGTTACTTCTACCACATAAAACAGAATAATTTTTTTGAGTTTGGTTAATGCCAGGTAGGTATAATGTCTTACATAAGATACCGTTTAGGTATATAATAGGCTAACCATTTTAGCCCTCCATTCGACGGCCTGCCGGAGCCTTCTAAAAATCCGGCTTTTGCAGAGGGAACCCGTGAAAACATGCGAAAACGATAAATGCGGTGTGAAGTATGTTGGTAATGGTTACGGCAAAGGACGGTTTTGCTCGCTCAAATGCTACAGTAGCGTAAGAAACCGCGAACAATACCGAAAAATAAAGGCCGGTGAGGATGTGCAATGGAAGACGCCTCGCACCTGTAAATGCGGAGAGGAATTTATTCCTAAAATGCTACATCAATATAAGTGCTCAACGTGCGCTAACAGGCGCGGAACGCACAAATTTAGCCAATGCGAGTATTTGCCTATCGCGAACTACCTGGAAGATGTGCTCCCTAGAGCAATCGTTAATTTCCGGTTGGAGAGGGGATACTACCCGTATGGAATGACAGGCCGATGACCTACCTAGCCGTCACCGTCATCTGTCTCGGATACGTGTGGTGTCTCTGCCGGATCTGCAAGAAGAGGGAGCCGAAACCGTGAAACGCCTATTACTCGCCACGCTTCTCATGCTCGGTTGTAGCCAACCGTGTGATGACTATTGCGCCGAAAATTGGGCGCCCGGCGAAAAAGCGGAGGTGACACGGTTAATGCGCTATCACGGCATCGAGAGGGCTTGGGCGAAGCGGGAAGACGGCAAGATCGTCCACTATTTTGAAAGGGATGGGCAGACAATCAAAATGCTGGAGTGGGAAGAGTGATGGGTAAGCGCCTGCCAACAACGCCACGATCAAAAGTAAAGGCCGCTCTGCGTCAGCTATGGTTACGGAGTCGGGAGCGAGCGGCGGCATTAAAGCGCGATTCTTATACCTGTCAGGAGTGCGGTAAAAAACAGAGTAAAGCGAAAGGCAAAGAACAGGCGGTTGAAGTGCATCATCTTAACGGCATTGAGTGGGAAAATATCATTGACTATATTTTTCGCCATTTGCTCGTTTCTCCGGATGCGCTGGAAACCGTCTGTCCTGAATGTCATAAAAAAATAACAAACGTTGAAAGGTGAGGTGAAATGACGCAGTGGGATGATCTCAAGCAAAAGGGCTCGGATCACTATAAGACAGACGGGGGTATTGAACCTATCGATCTCTATAGGGCCGCCGGCGCATTCCGAGCGTTTGCCCTATGCAACATCATCAAGTACGCATTCCGCAATTTACGCCGTGGTGATGACCCTGTCAACATGAGGGATATGGATAAAATAATCGACTACGCTCAAAAATTAAAAGCATCGGAAAAGGAGGAGTAGAAAATGGCATACATGCACATCGATAATCTTTACAAAGATCGGCGCATTTTGGCATTCAAAGAATGCTACGCAATGGAAAAAATAAACGGAACGTCGGCGCACATTGTCTGGAATGAGGGAAAAGTTTCGTTCTTTCCTGAGGGGTGCAGTTACTTAGAGTTTATCAAGCTGTTTGATAAGGATTTTCTCATCAGCAAGTTTCAAGATTCTGGGACCGACACTGTAACGATTTACGGAGAGGCGTATGGCGGCAAGGTGCAGGCCATGTCAACAGTGTATGGGCCGGAACTGAGGTTTGTTGCTTTTGAGGTTAAGATCGGAGATCTTTGGTTGAATGTGGAGAGCGCGGATAAATACGTTAAGACCTTTGGTTTAGATTTTGTTCCTTACAAAAAAATACCCGCTGAAGAAAATTGTTTAAACGCCGAACGTGACGCTGATTCCGTGCAGGCCGTGAAAAACGGCATGGGTGAAGGACATAAGCGGGAAGGTATAGTCTTGCGCTCGCCATTTGAAGTAATAACGAACAATGGGACTAGGATAATTGCAAAATACAAGAGAGATGATTTTGCGGAAACTAAAACGGCACGAAGCATCGACCCTAACAAATTGGTTGTATTAACCGAAGCGAAAGCGATAGCCGATGAGTGGGTTACTGAGATGAGGCTCACCCATGTGTTAGATAAATTCCCAGAGCCGTACGACATCACCATGATGGGGGATGTCATTAGGGCTATGATCGAGGATGTCTCAAGAGAAGCAAAAGGTGAAATTGTGGAATGCAAAGAGGTGAGGGTGGCTATCGGTAGAGCGTCGGCTACCTTATTTAAGCAAAGAATCAATAATCAACCGCTATCTTTTGATGGCATGGTTGAGGTAAGCCAACAGATAGGAGGTGGTACGTGAACACCGGAAGTTTTCTGAAGCTATTCGGGCAGGATGTATCCGGTTACGGCGAGATTGCCGGGTATGACCCGGTGGAACTTGGCTATGTCGTTGTAGAGGTAAGGGATAGGCAAATACACACGGTAAGAAAGGTTACAATTTAATGTACTGGTTCACATCCGATCAGCACTTCAACCATGCAAACATAATCGAGAAGTTTGTGTTTAGACCGTTCCAGGATGCCGATCAAATGAACCAAACTATCATTGATCGGCACAATAGCAGGGTACATGCCGATCATACGATATTTCATTTGGGAGACTTCAAGGTGTCGTCACAGGGGCCAAATACCCACGATCTAAAGGCAAAGCTCAACGGTAATCATGTTTTTATTTTAGGCAATCACGATAAGAACAATGGCAACAACACCCCACTAAAGTATGGCGTCATACAATCGTATGGAAAAACCATACTATTAATTCACCGACCGGAAGACGCGCTTATTTTAATGGAGAAATTAAACATAGACTTGGCATTTGTCGGCCATGTTCACGAAAAATGGATGTTCAAAAACACTGAACACGGCGACATTGTGAACGTCGGTGTGGATCAATGGGATTTCTACCCTGTTGACGCTAAACAAATATTAAAATCATACAAGAAATGGAAACAAGAAAAAGAATGACAGAACAAGATAGCATTAATCGCCTACAAGCTAAGTGGAAACAAGACAAGCTAAAACGGGTGAGTGACCCACACCCCGACCCGAAAACGTACTATGTAAGACGCCGACTATGGGACGGGGAACGCTGGTTAAATGAGCCTGATTGTGAGCGGAGAAATTACGATAATGCAATCACGGCGGCCAAAAGTATGATGAGAAATAAGCCAGACAGGGAGTGGTCAATTTGGAAAAACAGAATCATGTTGTGGCGCAATGGTGAGATAGTATAAGTGAAGTGGTTCAAGCATATCTCCGACAGCTTAGATGATCCATTTATTTTTGACCTGATCCAACGGTTCGGCGGGGATGGTTATTTGGTGTTTTTTGGGGTTATTGAGATATACAGTCGGGAGTTTAAAACCGAAGATAACTGGAAGTTGGTAGTTACAAAAGAATACTTAAAACAAAAATTACATAAAAGGCAATGGTCTATTATTGGAAATATTCTTTATCATATAAACCTATCGGGAAAGTGGTCAGTTTCTTGTGACTTTGATTTTAAAAATGAAACTCACAACAAACTCGTGACAAACTCACAACAAACTCGTGACAAACTCGTGGATAACTCGCATGATACTCAAAAAAACTCAAACAAAACTCGTCCTAATTTAAATGAGACACGAAATAACAATCAAGTGACTATATTTATTCCGAAATTCCATGAAATGATGGATGAATATTCACAACGAAAAATCGGGATAAAATCGGGAGCATCTCCGAAAAATGTCGGTGCAGATAAAGAAGAAGATAAAGAAGAAGAAGTAGAAATAAAAGATATGCCCTCCGGCGGTTTCGCTCAAGAGTTTTTAAATTTTTATGAGGCATACCCGAAAAAGGTTGGAAGAAAATCATCGTGGGAAATTTGGAAGAAAATGAAAAAGAGACCCAAACTGGAAACACTATTGTCTGCGCTTGAAAAGCAAAAACGAGCCAAAGAACACCTGAGGCAGACGGGACAATTTGTTTCTGAGTGGCCTGATCCTGAACGATGGTTGAAAAAAGAAAGATGGAATGATGAGATTGAACAAACATGTAAAACAACAGCGACACCAAAGGCGCACATTGAGAGCGTTTTTGTTTTTTGCCCGCATTGCCGCCGGGAGGTTGCCCACGACGACCTGGTTGACGATAAGCATTGTGTGCATTGCGCCCCACGGAAACCGCTAAACGAGCTCCTCGAAAAAATAGGGAGAAGGATATGATGTATGATTCATGCTCGGCTCCAACACCCTGCGAAATCAACTACTGGCTGGCACTCGCTATGCTGGCTATAGGATTTCTGGGTGGTGCTGTAATTATGGCCGCCGCGGCAATTGCGAAAAAAGAACAACCGAATGAATAGAGGCGTACCGCTCATTATCATCCCGATATTACTCATGTCTTGCGGACAATCCCCACAAAGCTCCTATGTTGAAAATTGGACTCAGGAAGAGAAACGGGAGGTTATGCGCCTCAGTAATTATCACGGTCCGAATTATAAATATATCTGCAAGCCTGGGCACAAAAAGAACGTTTATTATCTGCTCAGAGACGGGCAGGAAATAAAGATTTTGGAGTGGAATATCGATGAAAACAGCGCAAACGAAAGGTATGTGGTGGTATGCCAAGGAAAATAGAGTGCCTGTTATGTGAGCAACCGCTTGGCGAGGTTACTGGCAGGATAAAAACGGGGATAGGGTATGTATGCCCCGATTGCGCAGAGCTACTGCGCCGGCTAAAAGATAAGCTCGAGCGGAAGAATGACCTCCCGCCCGGATTGAGAGAGATTTTTAGAGGCTGTTAATCGATTTTCATTCCTCACCCCTTGCTGTTTTGTAGATCATATCGGCGGTCAGAAACAAAATCCGACCGTTTGGCATCTTCTTCCAGCTCGCTAATGTACACATTTTATTCTCCTTTCATTTTTCTTATTAAGCATTAAACGGCATTATTATGCCCGTAAACGTCTGCATCGTTTTTTCGTTTTTGGATTTTAAAATCACGGGCATCTGCATCGGCTTTTTGTTGGTATGGTCTCCACCGTACAAATATACGATTTCCGCAGTGCTTGGATATCATTGATGTTTTCAGTGTGCCAAATCGTAAAGTTATTTTACAATATTTTGTAAATAAATTTTACAGCGAGCATGTTAGATTGATAATATATGTGTGTGATATCAATACGATAGGTTAATATTGCGAGCATGGCTAAATTGTAAAATAATTTTACAAATTGCTTGCAATCATAGAACGATCGTACTATAATGTGGGCATGATGACTACCAAACTATGTGATGGGTGCGGCCAGAGGGATATATGTAGAGAGCTATGCGCAGAGGCAGAGGCGTATGTGCGCCAGGACTATATCGGGTGTAGGGAGTCGCGACTGCCACCAACGGATGTAATCCCGGATGAGTGGCCGCAGGTGTCCACCCGTGAGGCCGTGTTAACAATGTTTTTTGTAGGGCGCATGTCGTACCGCCAAATCGCAAAAAAGCTTAATATATCCAAATCTTATACCCACAAAATCGTCAAACAGCATAGACCCATTTTGGTGCAGCACATCCGCAAATCGGTGCAAAACGGTGGACATGCGCCCTAAGTGATAACGTTGGATGGGAGATAATATATGGCGTATAGCACCCAGGAGATACAGGCCGCATACCACGAGGAGATGCGCGCCAAAAAACTAATCGCGCTCCAGCGTCACGTCAAAACAACCCCCCGTAACCCGCTATGGTGCCCACGAGGCCAGCAGCGGGTAGGTACCCACGAGCTGTCCAACCGAGACATGCTATCACTACATGAGTTATGGCGCGATATATAATATAATTGAGGATACTCATGGCTGATACAATGTCGAATCAATATGTGCCGGATTATTTGGTTACGCCGGGTGAGGTGCTGGAAGAATACCTTGAGAGCTACGGCATGACCCAGGCCGAATTGGCAGCCAGGACAGGTCTGGCAAAAAAAACCATTAATGAAATCATCAAGGGAAAATCGCCGATCACGACTGAAACCGCACTGAAGCTGGAGAGATCTCTTGACCGCCCGGCTCGCTTTTGGAACAACCTGGAGAGACAGTTCCAGGAAGATCACACTCGCCTATGGCAGTCCCGGGATCGGGATATATAATAATGATACGTACCTCCAGTGGTCTCTAAGCCACAAGCCGCAGGGCGGCGAGGGCGTATCACCACACCCATAACTACCCTACAGGGGCACATATGCCGCCACTGAAAAAACCTACAAAAAAACCCCTAACCCGAAAACAATTACAAATAGCTACAAAAAGAGCCGCGGGGGAAACGATGGCGCAGATAGGCGCGGAGCTAAACATGCCTGCCCGTACCGTATGTAATCAGCTGTCGCGCCCAGAGATGCGAGCACTGGTGGAGCGATACCAGGCGCAGCTAGTCGAGCATGTGCCGGCCGCAATGGGTAACCTCGCCCACGCTATCGATCACTACCAGGCTCCAGATGCAGATGCACAACTATCCTACCATCACACACACCCTCAGTGCTAGTACAGCAGATAATCGCCGGCGGGGATAATCTAGCCGCCGATCTGAGCGAGATAAGAGAGTTCCTCTCCCAACGTCTCGGTGGAGCGGTGAGAGGCGAGGATACCGATCCGGTAATCGATATAGCACCCGATATCAGCCCTCCACCTGTTGATAAGTAACCATCCACTGTGATTTCAAGTAGTTACCTATAAGCTCAAGTTTACATAATTAATAATTATCAGACGTTCACAATTATCAGTGGAGTGAGAGGGACGTAATGGGGGCGTAAGTGGAGCGGTGAGGTATATGTGAGTCATAGCCCGGAGCGGGCGGGCGGGACCACGTGGGGTAGGGGGAGGGGGGGAGCGGGGTTCTGTTGCGCAACGTATATATCCCTTTTCCCGTCACACCGGGGGTAAAAAAAGCAAGATAGGCAAGGCATAGTTACGGAGGTTCTTATGTCGTTAGCGGTTACAGTTACAAAAAAGGTTGTAGTACAGGTAATGCCGAAGTTATGGAGTATTACTTTAAATTTAGTTTGTAAGAATGGTGACGACATTGTGTTAGATCGGGATTTTAGCACAGATTATCCGCAAGGTTCTGACGTTAACGCTATCGTTTTGAAATTACAGGGGGAAATGCAGCGTGTTATTGACTGGTACAAGGCGAGTCAGAATATTTACAATGCTGTGCAGCTCGATTCAGCCGTAACGTATCTTAACGCCAACTTAGTTGGGTAGGGAGGGATGACTTATGGCTGCTGCCGACACAATAGTTGTTTTGGATGGTATCAGGTATGAACATGCAAACACTGCGGACGTATTTACTATAGATGGTGACGGTCAGGTTTATGAGGCTGTTAAAACATATACAATAGTTTTACCTCCATCGGCTTCGGGGGCAAGGGTTATTTTCAACGGCAATTATGATCCTGATGGAGCCCGGCACCATGTTCGGGTGAAGGTGACAAAAGTAACTGCCATAGGGACATTGGCTAAGACTGAAAACACTGAGGCTCTTGGTTGGACGATCATTGACCCGGACAGTGCTACCTCAACCGATAGGATGAAGGAGACGGGGGCAATCGATGTAAGTTCGGCTTATGAAGCGGCATTGCATATTGACGTTGCGATTTCAGAGGCGGAGGCGACGACCGGATTAGAGGTAATCGTTCAGGTAAGGGGTGAAGCATCTGTTGATGTATGGACTGATTTAACGCGTTTTATCGGCCCTACGGGGACGCCCACAAAGAGCGATTTTGCGGATACGGAGGCGGCGGCACAAACTACACTTTCTGTCACTAATCCGACAGCCGGAAACCTGAACCATATCGGTAAATTTATTTTCATTGAAGACACGGCTGACATTACTAAATGCGAGATTGCATTTATTATTGAATGTGGAGCCGATAGTTAATGGTGAGGATTGTTTTACCGCAGAAGCCGCCGCTTGGTAGTGTGTTGAGTGGTCGGCATCCCTTATCGAAGTGGATAAGCAACTGCTTTCTATTCAATGAAGGGTCGGGTGCTCCTCAAAACTATGTGCCTTGTAGCAGTCAATATGTTGTTAACAGTGGGGGGATTTGGGCTCCTGAAGGTATTTCTTTAAACGGAACCACTGACTACATCCAGTTATCTTTACAAGACACCTATCAATATTTCTGGTTAAACAACTTCTCCATTGAAATTATCGTTAATCCTGGCGGAACAATAGGTCAATACGATGTTATTGCCTCTCATGCTGTGGCTGATGGGAAGGGTTGGAGATTATGGACACGGGACTCATCTAACTACAAGTATTTGTGGGAAGTTAATGACGGCGGGGCAAAAAACACAGCAAGTGACACTTTACAATCGACAATCACTCCAAATGGCTATCATCATATAATCGGAGTGCATGACGGCGCATATTTAAAAATATATGTAAATGGAAAACTTGAGGGCACTCCTACTGCGGCAGGAGCTATTGTATTTTCTGCCCCCCGTGTAGCCTATCTAGGTACCATGCACGGATATACTGCTGCTCGTAATGCCAATAAAACTATTAGACTCTTTCGTACATACGACAAAGCCCTCACCGATGCAGAGGTTGCGGATTTGTACATTGATCCTTATGCCATGTTTGAGCGTAAGCCTGTTTGGATGAACTATTATTATGAGGCTGCGGGCGGGACGCTTCCCATACCGAACCCTTTTAACAGGCCGTTTGCAGGCCCCTTGAGAGGATGTTTATAGATGGTTCCTTATTACGGAGATTTCGCAGTAAATTCAACGGTACGCATACCGATCAACACGTTTTCGTCTAACGATCCGACGGCGAGCGTAACCGTTACCGACCTATTGAATACGGACGTTCATATTCACAAGGACGGAGGTACTACTCAGCGCAACAACGCGGCTGGTATTACCATGACGATAGATTACGATTCCATTACGGGCAACCATCTTCTCGCTATCGACACATCGGACAACACAGTTGCTGACTTCTTTCAGGCTGGGCATGAGTATCATGTACGGATTGAAGGAGCGACGGTTGACGCGGGCACGATTAACGCCTGGGTTGGCGCATTTTCCATTGAGCGGGCCGGCGGGGCATTAGCATTAATTAAGAGTGCGACCTACGGTTTATCGGCATTAAAGTCACTCCTTGACACCACAGGTATTAAGGTTTTGAGCATAGCCAATAATGCCATTACCGCAGCAGCGATAAATGATGCCGCGATAGATAACGCCACCTTTGCGGCTGACGTTGGAAGCACGGCTTATGCAACAAACATCATCGCCCTTTCCGTTCGGAAAGCCCTTGATGAAATCAAGCTGGATCATTTAGCGGCGGTGGCGGATTCAGACGATGTCGCGGACAACTCCATTATCGGGAAATTAGCCTCTACAGATGGTGATTGGAGCAAGTACAGTCTCACAACGGACAGTTTACAGAGCATAAGAGACAAGCTCCCGGTTAATCTAGAGGATATGTCCGTTACGGATACCACGGGTTATGTGGCATGCGCCTCGACTCAAAAGGTCGATATCGAGACAATCAAGACACAAAGTGTTACTTGCGGTGCGAGTGTTACGGTTTTAGCTTCTGTCGGCACGGCAGCGGCGAGCACGGCACAGACCGGAGATTCTTATGCTATCGTAAACGGAGATCACGGTTTAGTCAGCATTCAGGATGATATTGATTTAATTCTAGCCGATACCGGCGAACTTCAGACGAATCAAGGGAACTGGCTTACTGCAACCGGATTCAGCACACATGGGGCATCTGATGTATGGAGTGTTGAGGCAAGAACGTTGACGGCCAACACGAATTTGGGCGGGGTAGAGGTTGATCTTACCAAGATTCACGGCACGGCCATTACCGAGACAGACGGGCAACTGGCCGGAGCATTCACCAAGTTCTTTGATGTTGCCGCTCCCACTGCCACATGCCTTAGTTTACCGACTGCCGTACCGGGCGCAAACGGCGGGTTGACTACCACGAACGGCACAAAGGTCAATCAGACCGTTGATTTGACTGCCGGACAGTCTATCGCCTGTAGCGATAAGACCGGATTTGCGCTGTCTGATGCCGGTGTGGACGCTGTATTTGACCGCAATTCATCGTTGTCAATCAGTTTTGAGAACCTAATTAACCGCACCTATCAGATTGTTAACAATAAAATGAATATCACAGATGCCACGGGAGTCGTTGCCCTTCGGAATATAGCCGATAACGCGACTATCGCCACGGGCAGCGTCACCGACGATCTAACAACAACCGTAAGGGATGGGCTTACATGGGCGTAACAATCGAAGAGTTAAACAATAAGTATAAGGTTGAAGACTCAAATTGGGACTTTGCGCTGTTTACGCAATGGCTTGAAAAATACAAGATCCCCAACACCGCAGACGACCCCGTTATTGCCGAAACGTTAAAGCGGGTATTGATCCAATACACCCCTGAAACATTACCGGAGAGGCATCATGACTTCGACCGTTCTGTTTTGGCACTGGCGCAAGAGCTCATCGGCAAACTCAACATAGCGAAGATGGAGGTTTTGGAGCGAAACGCCCAGGACGCGCTTAGAAAGTATGACGCGGATTGGTATGGGAAGGGCAGGACGAGAAAGATTTGGGCTGTTCTCAGAGGACATGATTAATGAATTATCTTCCCTTTTGCGGATATTGGTTTTACGGCGGGACGACAGACACAGAAACGGCGAATTATTACGGCTCATACGGGCTATGCGGTTCGATATCAAGCGTCACATCTAATACGGTGGCGTGGCTTAAACAGTTTGGGAATAACATATTGAGAAAATTTCATTCTTATAAGTGGTGGCCTAGGGGCTACTGATGACCGTAGAGATTCAGAACGACAGCTCTTTAGAGCGATATAGCAAATTTGCCGCGCTGTTGAGTTTTATTCCGAACGAAATACAGAAACGCTACATCATGTCGGAAGCGCAAACGAGGGCGAACATTAAGGGAAACCAAGGTGGGGGAACGGCTATAGCGGCCTATGACGCTGTTTTAAGGTGTCTTGGGATTCATCCTGTCGAAAAGCGCAATATATTTAACAAGCCGATTCGGTGTGTCTCGAAGGTAAAGCCGGGCAGCGACGACGACGAGGAAAACCAGCAATATGTTGAGTTTAAGCGGCTCTTTCCCAAGGAGTTTATTGTAAAGGATGTAACCGCTAGAAGTTCTATTATGACCTTACGAGATCCGTTAGGCGGGAGTGACCATAAAATGGAATACATGTCCAGTTCACAGGAATTGGACGCTTTCATGTCGGTTCAAAGGTCTTCTCTTTATCAAGATGAAGAAATAGCAAAGGTTAAGTGGGATGATAGTCTTATCCGGTTGTTGAAGGACGGCGGGGATGCCACCATTACTTTAACGCCAGTCAGGGGGATGGACTGGACGTTTGACTCAATTTGGAAAAGGGCAAAACGGATTTTCAGATCACAAATCATTTGTGACAAATTCGGCTTTCCCAAGGTTGAGGATACAAACAGCACTTCCGACATAGAGTGCTTTTGTTGGGCTACAGATGACAACCCCGCGATGACGAAGGAGTCCATTGAGCGCATTTTTGAAGCGATTGACGATGAAGACGAGTTTGCAATGCGTAGATATGGCGTATTCAAGCAGGTTTCAGGACGGATTTACAAGATTTTTGACCCCAAGATTCACGTTGTAAAAGCGGAAGATGTATTTAACGTTTCACTGTTTCAAGGTTATTGGAACTACCGGATTATAGACTTTCATCCCTCAAAACCCTGGTATGTAAGCTATGTCGCCATATCGCCTGAGAACGAATGGTATATCTGGAACGAGCTTGTAGCGCGGCACGACCAACGGCATACGCTTGAATTACGAGACGAGATCAAGGCAAATTCCATTGTGCCGGAAGACGATGAATTTAACAGGTGTACGTTGATTGATCCCCTTTCAAGGGTGAAGCAGATGAATACTGGGTTTACTGTTTTCGATGATCTCTCTATGGGTGAGTATGGTTTACGGCGTTTGACCCCCGCGGACACGAAACTATCCAATTCAAGCGGGCGTATGAACATTAAAATGCGTCTAAAAAACGCGGCAATGTGCGGAGCGCCCAAGAACAATATAAACAAACGATATGAGGCCGATCAGCGTTACGGGATATATCTTCCTACGATTTGGTTTATGGATAATTGCACAACGCATATAGATCATTTCAGGTCATGGCGTTATGTGGATTGGAAGCAGGAGCATGTCAAGGCGGTCAAGGTGGTTAAGAGGGAAGGCGAAAAATATTCTGATATGTGTCGTAATGCAGAGTTTTTAGGGGCGTTAAACCCGGTATGGTACACCAACCCCGAAAAGCATTGGGACGAACGGCGATATTTCAACGGGAATAAAAAGGCAGCGCATGGCTAAAAAAACCGCAAAGCAGAAATCAACAAAGTCAGACTCTTGGAGTGGCGTTTCTGAAGACGTTCAAAAAGGACTTATCAAATATCTATCCGACGAACTTGACGTTGCCAAACGCAACAATGCCAAGGTTCAGGGTGACTTTGAAGATTTTTATCATATGGTGCATTGCATCCGTGATGCCAAAGCGGAGGTATGGCGTTCCGATATAAGCCTGCCTGAATTTTTATCGAGATTACTTACGCAGATCGGGAATTTCGCCACACAATATTTCGGGAGTACGGATTATGTGGAAACCGATATTGACTCCGATGATCCGAAAGACGTTGCAGAAGCGAAAGCAGCTAAGAAGCTCCTTAACCATATTCTGAACGATAAGGATACCTACTATTATCAAAAGATCATTAGACTGCTCATGTTTGTTTTTCCCACCGGATATGGAATTATCAAGGGTTACTATAATCAGCAAACGGAGCAAGTGATATCTCATTATAACCAAAGAAGTGAGTTGTCGGTTGATCCTGAAACGGGTGAATATATGGCAGATGACGGATTGCCGTATTCAGACCCTACCATGCAAAGGGCGGCGTTTAACACGATTCAAGAGCCGGTCTATAAGACAAGTGTCATTGTAGATCGCCCGGAGTTTGACGTATACCCCAATCAAAACGTTTTCATGTCGCCCGAATACACCTATAGCCTTAACGACAAGGAATGGATTGTCTTTGAGGGGGAGGGCAAGACGCTTGCATCCTTTCGCACGGCAGCAGACCGTATGGGTTATTTTAACCTGGATTTACTGGAAAAGGAAGAACCGGAGGGAGAGCGAGGTAGCAAGACTTATAACAGAGACGGACAATATGAAGAGCATCCACAACCGCCCGAAAAGGTATTTATACCTTACGAACGATGGGGGCGATTTCCTTATATTGCCTATGACGACGGAACATTTAAGCCTGGTATTGACGAGAATGGCGTTATCCTACCCGATGCAGAACTAGGGGAATGTATCATTACCTATGTCAAGTGCCGCGAAGCGGATGACATAGGCCATATCGTAGGGTTTAGAAAATCCAACCATTCTAAACGACCTATGGCAAGATTCTTATGCTATGTGGATGCCGTTAACGACAACGGGTTCGGTGACGGCGAAGCGAATAGAGAGCTGAACATAGCAATGGACGATAATTTCAATCTCATGTACGACCGCGCTAGAATGGCAATGACCCCTGCCTTTAAAGGGAAGAAGTTCATGGGATTGCCGGAAACAATTCAATATGCGCCCGGATATATCATCCCGATGGAAAACCCCGATAGCGACTTGAAAGAGATGGTTATTCAGGACAATATTCAGGGGGGAATTGCGGCGCACAACTTATTGGCAAGTAGGATGGATTTTGTAATGGCGACCGCGCCTCAGACTATGGGGCAATCGGCTGACCGCGCTGAAACGGCGACTCAGGCCAGTATTATCAATCAGAGGGCAAGTATCCGTATCGGCATGAAGAGCATGAACCAGGAGTTTATCGGGTTTGCTGAATTTTACGATATGCTCCTGACGATGTGCGACGATTTCATGCTGCCGGAAACCCTTGAAAACATTTTAGGCGACTTGGCATTTTCCTATAACCCAAAGCGGAAGAATAAATTTAAGCCCGTATCTCAGGCATTGGAGACAGAGGAAAGCAAGCAGTTTAAAATTAGAACCTTGCAGGGTATGTTGCAGGTTGTCGGTTCGGTAATGCATCTTAACCCGAAGGCTCCTAGGACAATGAACGCGATTATCGGTGAAATATTTGAAACACACGGAAAGAAGTTTAAGCATATCAAAAAATTCCTTTTAGAGGACAACCCCGAAACCGTGGCGTTATATCAGATATATACCGGTTCTCAAGGACAGGGTACAGCACCCATGCCTCAGAACCCAATGGCCCCACCACAGAACCAGAGCGGGCTTCCACAGCAACAGCCAGAACAAGCGGCTAGAATGATGGCCCCCAACCAAACGATGAGAGGAATGAGATAGTGGATAAATACGAATTTACAAATCAAGACCTTGAAAATTACATCCAGTTTTTTCCAGACACGCAACGGGAAAACGTACTCAAGGAAATATTGGAATCACGTATCATTCAAGAATATCTGGCTACCACCGAGGGCAGGCTTCTTTTAGGCAGCGTGATTGATGAAATCCGAGATTGCACAATGCAGATCGTCAGTGCCGGTATTTCAGGAAAGGCAAGCGACGAAGCTGCGGACACGATGAAGCAATACTCCTTGAGGATAAATGCGGGTTACAACCTCATGTATCGGCTGGCGACTCTTGCCGGTAAGGGCGAGGTGCATGTCAAGGAAAT